CCCATTTGGAACGAAACCGCCGCCCAAACCGTAGCCGACCCACTCAACCCGTCGACGTTCGGCAAATCAAACGGCGCGTTCGGCCATTGCCGAGCCGAGTCGACCGCCGACAGCGTGTCGAGAAATGTATCGAGCGACGTCGAGAAATTCGTAACGGCTACGTCCGTTGCAACTGGCATTAAATCGCCCCAAATTTCAGGCGCGCGCTTTCAATTGAAATTGCGAGCATCCCGCCCGGTGCCTGTACTGAGAACCCGTTGCGAACGAGAACCGAGCCTTCGGACACCTTGCGCCGCTTGAAGTCTTTTGTCGGCCCCGGATTACGCGGAACGAATCCGCCGTTCTCTAAAATTTCGATATATTCGACCGCGTTCGAAATGAAAACTATTTGATAGCTCGGAAGTTTGGAAAGTTTCGCCGCACCATCCGACATAGTCTTTGCGCCGTTCTTATCTTTCGCCTTGCGCGCAACGACAGGTAGCGACCCGATAGAAATTTGCCAACCGCCACGCGCGCGACCGGTATCGACCGGCGTTCGCTCAACAACCGACTTCAGAATATCGAACGAAATCTTCTTTTGAACAAGTGCGACCTCTTCCGGGAGTAACCCCTTAGATATTGCGTTTAGATCGCGATTGAATTTTTCAATTCCCGTAATCATGGCCCTACCTTCTCAATTGCAATATATACGCCGCGACACTTGCGCCGCTTTCGATCTTCTCAAACCCGAGTATCTGCCAAGTCGTTCCACTCTTTATTAAGCGACCGCCGGTTAGCTCGTCTTCCTCGACGCCTGTCGGAAGTGTCGCCGATATGACCGCTTGCGCGTCGCCGAATTGAACGAGCGCGCCGTCGACCTCGTCGGGGCGAAACGAGAACAACGGCGACGCTTTAACCGTCCCGGTTACTGGCGAAGTCGTCGTAACTTTGCCCGTCGCGACTGAATATTCGCCCGTCGTCCATCGCGCCTGTAATGTAACGTTTGCGCCGAACTCGTCGAGAATCGTAACGACCTCGCCCGGAATAGTTGTATCTAAAACACTCACGCGCGCGCAATCTCCCCGCTACTGGCGACCAACAAGTCGCGAAGCAATAGTTCGACCTTGCGAAACTGTTTAATCTGCGACTTGCCGCCGACAAACGTCTTCGACGTCGTCACCGCGCCGCGACCGATGCCGGTTCGCTCGCTTTGAATCGTTCCGGGCGATGCAATGTCCGGAAGCAATCCGCCCGTTTCCGTGATATGACGAACGGCAAGTTCCGCCGTTGCGTCTTCCAATTGCGAAGGAACTTCGTCGTCGCCTATCGTGAACCCGTCGTAATCGACAACTTGCCAACGCGGCCACGCGAGCGATTGCGTTTCAACTTGACGAACGCCAATCCAACGACGACTATATACGACGTCTAAATATTGGGTCGCGATTCTCAACGCCTCTTCCTTCGTCGCGGTGGACGCGCCCGACCAGTCAGTCGACGCGCCGTGCTTCGTGTGATAGGTGTCGGCGTCGGCGACCGACAAATACGAATCCGCCGCCGCGAGTCCTGTTCCGTCTTCAACCGTGATTGCCATTTACCGACCTTTCCTCGCGCTACTGCGCGCCGCGCGCCTTGCGAATTGCCTTAATGATTGCCGCGCGCTTCGCCTTTGCGGGAAGATCGAGGTCTTCGTCGTCGGCAATAACGTTTAACTCTGCGAGCGAGCGCGTTTCGAGCCTGTCCGACTTCGGCGCGGTCGGTGTTTTTTTCGCCGCCTTCTTCTTCGCCTTCTTCTTCGCCGCCTTTGGCTTCTCGCCTTCGGTCACAATCGAAAAACCCTTCGCTTCATATTCGGGGAAATCCGATTCGCAAATAACGTAAACCGTGCCAGACTTATCGACGACCGTAATAACGTTTTCTTGAGGCATAGCGGCGACCTTCCAGATTGAGAAGTCGCCGTCACGGGCTACCCGTGACGGCGATCTATAAACAACTAACCGAGAACGCGACAAACAAGTTCCGGGCGAATCAACTTCGCGCCCCACAGAATATCAAATTCCCAAGCCGTGCGCTTGTGTTGGCGCGAAACTTCAAGTCGAAGAACAAGCCCGGTCTGCGGGTCTTGCATCGACATAATTTCCGAACCCAAGGCAACGTCGAGCGTATTCGAAACAAGCGGGCGAGTTGCGAAGCCGATAGCGTCGCGATGGAACGCCATGTTTACAACATGGGAAGCCTCAAACGTTACGACGGTGTTATCTGCAATGATAGAGGGAAGAGCCGGAGCAAATGTAATACCTGTCATGGCGTCGCCGGCCGCCGTAACGGCGGACGTATTCGTTACGACGAAATGCGCCGTTCCGCTTACGCCGTTGTCGGTTAGTCCGGCAAACGAGAAGAGGTCGCCTTGAACAACTGTTCCCGTAAGGGTGCTACCGTCGACATTCATTGTCGTTGCCCCTGCCGCAAGTGCGACGTTAACTAGGCAAGTTGCCGCGCCGGACCCGTTATCAATCGTTCCGGCGGTATGGGTTAGGACGTCGTCTTCGTAGAACCAATCGAACCCGTACTTTCTGCCCATTTCGCCTTCAATCTTAACGGCGGCGTCGCCGGTCTTCTCGAAGTCCGAAAATGTAGCCAATGCAAGTGCGTTCGCTTCGGCGTCGACGTCAAGAACGAAACGCCGATCGTTTCGCGGTGCTAACATCTTGTGCAGCGCGCCGCGCGCGCTGATAATCGACGTTGCGTCTGAGGCAAACGGCGTTGTTCCGGCAGTTCCTACCGCCGCGTAAACGCCTTTGTACTCTTGCATAATGTCGTTGTTAACATCGCTCGCCAAAGCCTTAACAGCTTCGGAAACTTGCATCGGGACGAAGTGCTTATTCCGATCGACCTCGGTTAGCTCTTTGTCGGTCAAGTAAAACGCGTCGTTCTGTTGCCAGTTGTCGAGCGCGATTTGAACCTTTGTCGGTGTCGTGTCCGAACCGGCGGGCGGTGTGTTTGAAGGCGCGACGGCGGAAGTTGTAACCGCGACGCTCTTCGGAATGTCGATCGTGTCGCCCTTTTCGGCGGCTTCGCTTGAATACGACCCGTTAACGAGTCGAGGCATAACGACGACCTGTCGCAAAGCCATTAAGCCTCGCGCTAGAATCTTCGGCATGATGTTTGAGAGACTATTAGCCATGATTTGAACCCTTTTTCTACTGCCTTATAACCGGGTACGAATCGGCTTCCCGCCTCTACGCGTTCTGAGCGGCTTCCCGCCGCTCGACTTCCCTTGCTCCGCACGATCGCCGCCGACTTTGTCGACTAATCAACGACCGTAACTTCGCCCGATGCTATCTTCTCGAAGTTCGAGTCGATCGCGTCTTGATCCGACCGCGATATAGTTCGCGGCGAACCGCCACTTCTTCCGCCTTGTCCGTCGTCGCTGTGCGTTCCTAAGCCACGGTTCCCGCTTCCCGCGAAAGCCGACCCGAAATCGTCGCTACCTTTCATGGTGTCGACAAGTTCGGCGACGCTCATCGGGTCTTGTGAACCCGGTTTAAGCGTGACCTTTGGAACGCCTGTCGCCGGGTCGACGACCTGCGCGACGTAATCGCCGTGCGGGCCTTCAATCATGCGAACCGCTCCGCGTACATGAGGCAAAAGTAACCGAACGTTCCCCTTAGACGCGTTGATTGCCGCCGTAGCCGCCGCGTCGATAAGATGTCGTTCGAGTTGTCCCATTAACTGACCTGATTTTTCTTTTTCCGATGTAATTTCCGCCGTGTGCTTTTCGACGAATTGCGCCTCGCGCGCTGCGATAGCGTCGCGGAATTTGTCCGTTTCTGAAATGTCGCCGGACAACTTTTCCGCCTTAGCAATAGCCGCCCGCGCGGCGTCCGGCGTTAGATCGCCGAACGCGTCGACCGATGCTTTCGCCGTTCGTGCGTTTTCCCGTTCGCGTTCGAGTGCCGACCGAAGCCCGGAAACGTCTTCCAGCCGATAGCCGTCGACAGGATCGACGGACAAATAGAACCGACCGTCGTCGCCCTTGGCGTACTCCGGCTGAATTGACTCGCCCAACTCGTCGTGCGCGCTCGCGGAAATAATTGCTTTTAGTGCCATGTTTCAATTCTCCGACGCGACCGCGATCGGTCGCCGCTGTTATGGTGGTGGTGTTTTTTTTGCGGTCGACCGACAGGACAACCGACGCGCGCGATCGTATCAGAAGACCGCTTCGAATCCTAACGTCTAATTCTCCGGAAGCCGCACCCGCCGCACTAATTCACCGCCTCCGGTGGCGCGATCGGCGTCTTTCTGTCCTTCGCCGCGATGATTTCACCGCCGAAAGCCTCTTTAAGATTTCGCGCTTGCGTCATTTCTGGATCGGGATCATGCCCGCCCATCGAGAAGCCGCCGGGGAACGATTGCAAATGCCGTTCTGCTATCTCGCCATATCCGCCGTCGCTATCGTCGGTAATGTCGCCCGCGCGAATTATCAACGTTACGCCGTTATCCATTTTTAGCTTCAACAAGTTATATGCCTTTCAAAATGTCCATTATAAAACGAAAGTATTCCGGGTCGCCCCGCGCAAGTGCTGCCGGGTTAGCGAACATTTGTTCGATACCCATTGAAATAATTTCGGTTGCCCTGTCTCCGTAATCCTTACCCATGTATGTAGACAAAAAGTCGTCTTCCCATGCGTACTCTGAGGCTTTGTAGTTGTAATTTGGAAATAACTTTTTCATTTGTTGCCGCCCCTTCGGGTCGGCTTTCGCGCGCTTCAGAAGAAACTCACGCGCGCGCTTAGTAAATTTACCAAATTCGATGTGGTGCGCGTACTCGTGAATGATTGTCCGAATCGGCGAGTTTTTCGCAAGAAAGATACCGCGATTTGCGTCGAGTGTGCCCTTATCGAGTCCGCTTCGCGCATATGCTCGACCGTCGGAGGTTCTGCCGATGGGGACGTTTAGCTGCTTTTTCCCGACCGAGTTCTTCGAAACAACTTGCGACAACCACTCTTCGGCTTCCCGCAAATTTGCGTCGAGTGTGCCGCGCGTACTCTGCGCCCCGAAATAACCCTTCCTTCCTTCGATGAAAGGTAACTCGGCGTCGTGTATTTGCCCTTTTAACTTTCGTTCCAATTTGGCGAGTTCAGTTTTCCATTTCTGCGACCATTTATTTACAATCCCCGGCCCCCATTCCTCCAAGCCTTCATCACCAAGGGACCATTTAAGGCGAGCGATGCGCTTCTTCACTCTATTTATTTCTTGTTGTTCCCAAGCCGTGATGTTCTTAGCGGAGCGTACCGGGTCTTTTGCAATCTCTAAGCGAATCTTTGCCGGGTCTTTCGACCTTAAAAGTTTCAATAGTTGCCGCCGCTCTTCGCTTCCGGCGGTTATAAACGTCGGGTCCGAAGGCGCGCGACCCGCCCGGTTGATAGCGTCAAGAATTCGGCGCTTCTCTTTTTCCAATCTGGCTTTTAATATCGGGTTCGCCGTTCTGGTTGAGTGTGGCAACGCGAAAAAATCGTCCAACGCTAAATTAACATTATCCCAACCGATCGCGAGAGAATCCTTCGAGAGCGTGTCGTAACGCTTATACAATCGTTGGAGTTGTATTTGTAGATTACGGCGTTCCATTTGTAATTTAGGCCCTATGGTTTTTCCCTTCTTGGCAATATCGAAATTGCGAATCAAGTCCTCCATCGCGTTAATATCCGCGCGCAATGAATCGAAAAACGCCGGGCTATTACCTATATCGTCACTGAGCGCGATAACCTGCAAGCGAATTTCTTCGCTCGTTAACTCTACTGTCTTTTCCGTCGCTGCCGGTGCGGCAGGCGTAACGCTCGACTCTTTCTTCGTGACCTTCTTCGCGACCTTCTTCTTTCTCGGAATAGCCGGTTTCGTTCCGCCGCGCGTCGAAAGAATCTTCGACTCTAACGATTCCAATTGTTGAAGGGTAAGCGACTGAAAATTACGGTCGACAAATTGCCGAATATCAACGTTCCCGCGCCGAAAGAGCTTCGCCTTTCCCGGCCCGAGCGCGAAGTTTTGAATCGCCTTCGGTTGAGCTTTGAGCCACGGCCCATAAGTCAACTTCGCCGGAACCTCGCCGTTAATCGAAGCGCGAACGCTCTTCGGCGTGTCCTTAAATCGCCGCGCGAACTTCTTGTTCCCTTTAAGCAATTCCTTAAAACTCTTGGTTATGGGAACAATCGTTGATCGACATTGAAAGTGCATCGGCGGACGCGGACCGCGTGTCGGCTTAAACTCTCGACCGTCGAGACTCGCGCAAATGTCGGTCGTTCGGGCGTCGAGTGTCGCAAGATAGCGAACCGCCTTTACGACGTCCTGATTCGCTGCGAATGTTTGCTCTCTCGCCGCCGCTGATATGTGATTAACCGACGTTCGAACCGTTGCGCGCGCATTGCGTCGGACGGTGCCGAACGCGCCCGAGAACGCGTCGCTCGCCTTGCCAACAAGCCGCCGCGTTATTTGGTCGATGCTTTCGCCTGTTACCATTCCGATTGATATTTGCTGTTTAATGACCGACCGCGCGTTAAGGTCGACCGTCTTCCACCAATCGCGCAAAATCTTACCTTGAAACGGCTTCGCGGAAACGACCGCCCGAAGCGTGGCCGGGTCGGGTACGCGGTACGCAATGTCGAGCGGTAACGCATCGCGAAGCGCGGCGCGTTGCCATCGTTCCTCAGAAATTGCGAGGTCGAGCATGTTACGCCGCGACACTTTGCCGACGTTCTTAAACCCTTTTCCGAGAATCGAGTCGACCGCCGACAACATATCTTTGTAACGCTTTGTGCGCCACGGTCCCGGATCGAAGCCGTGAATCGCAATCCGGTTAAGCCGCGACCGCACCGTTCGTTCCAAATCAGGGAAGACGTCTTTCGCGAGAAGCTCCATAATTCGCCGCTGCTCGCCACTCTTGAAGCCTTCAAGTAGCAACGCATGACGAACCGCCGCATCTTGAAGTTGACCGTTTACCGACACGGATTACGCCCCCGTATCGAAGACTGGACCGTCGTCTTTGTCTCCGTCTTCGTCTTCGTCGTCGCCCCCGCCGAACGTTGGCAAATCCGGCCCTTCGTCTAACACGGCTTGCGCTTCCTCTTCCGGAACAACTCCGTCGCTAAGTAAACCGCGCCGCTTCAACTCTGAAATCGCAGTAACCGCCGTTATGATTCTTTTTTCTCTAAGAGCGGTAATCGCCTTTACGTCTTCCGCCGCACGAACGCCGACCGCGAAGTCGTCGAACACGCGGACGCGGACACCGTCGGGCATTTCTTCCCCGTCCCATAACGCCGCAAACTTGAACGCTTCGTTTAGGAAGTTTTCCAAACCGCGAACCCACAGTTTAATATCAGCGTTCGCCCCGTCTTCTCCGATCGTTCTCGAAGTCGCGGTCGCCGAACTTGTGCTTTCGGTGAATGGACGCATTCCGAGAACTTCCATCCAATCTTCGATTTCCTTAAGGTCCATTCGCCCGATTTCCGCGCCCTTGCCCGTATGTTCGACGAACGCCATTTTCGCTTTCTCATTTGTCGAACGGAACAGCGCGGCGGGACCGAGCGAAATCGGCTTTTCCATTTCCTCTTCACTTAAGCCCGAAAGGAACAAGATCGCGAAGCGAGCAAACCGCAATAAGTGCCGTTGGTCGGCGTAGCTTTGCCAGTGCGCCAAGTTCGCCCAAGCGAGCTTTTCTAACGGCGGTCGCGCCGTCATAAACCCCGTTCGTTCCGTGTAAAATGTCACAATCGGAATTTGCGGGAACGTATACATCCCCGAATTAACGAGTTCGAAGTCGCCCGTCTTCGGGTCGCGCCGATGCAATTCCCAAGTCCCCGGCGACTCAACAATCGACCCGTCTTCGTTCTCGACGCGAACCGGCGCGTTGATTACGCGAACATGCGGAACGCGTATCTCGCCATAGTTGCCGACCTCTTCCGAACGCGACTCCGATATTCGGACTTGAGACAACTCGTTTCGACCGTCTACGCGCTTCCACTTCCACGCGAACAACTGTCGCGCCTTTACATGCGTAAAATAGGGATGAAGCCCCCGCGCGCGCTCTTCGCCCGCGTCGCCCGCGCCGTTTTCGTCAAAGTCAACGACCAAATGCGTTAACCCGTGATTGATCGCGTCCGCGAAAACATCGCGCGATAACTGCGTAATGTCTCGACCCGTCATGTCTGAATTATCAGGGATCGCCTTCGTTCTTCCCGGTAACGCCTCTTCGTTCTCGATCGTGATCGGTTTAGAAAACGGCTTCGCCGTAACCCGCTCGACGGCGTCTTCGTAACCGGCGAACAGGATAGCGCGCGCGACCCTTACTCGATACGTTTCGTCGTCTTCCTTCGGCTCTTGCGGAAGATACTTCCGGCCGGCTGCGCGCATTGCGGGTGTTCCGCCTAATAGCGTGTCGATCAATTCCCAACGATCGACCATCGCCGTAAATTCCGGCGACGGCGTGTCGACGTCCGCCCGTCCGTCCGACTCGCCGATACCGAATCCGTTTCCGTTCATTTTTTATCGTCCCCGTTGTCGTCTGCGAAAGACCAGTCGTCGTCCTCTTCTTCGTTGTTGATTTCTTCAATATCAATAACGAACGCTTGAGTCATTCCGTCGATTTCGGCTAACGTCGTCTTCATTCTGTCGATAATTTGAGCCGTCTCGGTGATCGGGCCGCCTGACTCGCTTGACGGCTCCGTGCGCGTTTTCTTCGCCGCGACT